TCAGGATAGTTTTGTCGCAGATAGTTAATCATCGTCCTGCGAAGATTATCAAAATCGTAACTTGCAAAATCAGCGTTACGAAACGATTGGTAAATTCTTTTCCAGTCCTCAGATACTAACAATCTTGACTGTCTATCAGTTGCAGACATTTAGCTTTCCTCTATTACTATGATATTTATCTGTTACAGATAAGTGCGTAGTTAATTCTCTACAGAAGACCATTTTTTTGATCAAACTTAAAACGTAAATTTTCTGAAATACTATAAGGAAGGAAAGTAAGTGTGCAGTCTACAGTTATTCCCTGTTCATATGTATCTACTACTATTTCTTCTACACTTATTCGACTATCATAATTTACTATGTCAGTTACATTTTGTACAATTGCTTCTTGTAAATCAATAGTAAAAGGCTCATATAATAGATCCCAAATAATTGTACCGAACTTTGGATCAGTAAGTTTTTCTCCTTGTCGTATATGAAAATGATTAATTAGATCTTGCTTTATAATATCAAAGTCATACTTAGAGAATCCAGTACTCTTTCCACCTACTGTAGAAAACCCTCTATAAGTTCTACTACTTTTAGCAGACTGTTGCTGTTCACTTACTGTAACTCTTTTAATTAAGTTTTTTTCTAATTCACTCATATTGTATTTACCCGACAGTTCCTTCTACAGGAAGTACTACAGTACCTGATCCTGATTGGGTAGGCGTACCGCCTCCGCCTAATTCTTGTTTTAAACTTGACAATGCATCTAATTTTTCATTATTGAATCTTTTTACAACACTTCTTCTTACTTCATTAGTACTTTTACCAAAGTGTGCCATTCCATTATCTCTTGCTCTTTCATTATAAACAGCAACAATTAATGCATCATCTGCAGGATTATTATTGCCGCATGCTTTTAACGCATTTTTAAATACTCTATTACATCCACCTGCGCCATGCTGAATTGCTGTTGACCACAATACGTCTTGCAATGTTTTAGATCTAGTTCTTACGTCTATTCCAGTGCTCCTTGTCACTTTATCAGCAGCTGGTACAAAATATTGCACTACAGCATATTGATGCTGATCTTCAGCTCCTGCACCTGACATAATTGTTTTCCAAGATTGTTTAAATGAATCTGATCCTAATTTAGCTAAAGAATGTCCGCCTGCATCAACAAGTTGCTGATGAGTTTCAGGTGCTTTACGTTTTGTGTAATCCATGAATCCTTTGAATCCGCCAGTCTTTGTTGCGAGTTGATAAGTTCCATAACTCCAACCTCCAGTAGTATCATATCCTATTGCTGTAGGATCTCCCCTTGATTCATATCTTTCGCTTAGTTTTCCTAGTTTGTCCTGTTCCTGTAGCCGAGCCTCCTCCATGGTTTTCGTGTCCTGTATCAATGTTGCCTCCTGAATTAGCAACTACTCCACTTCTTCTTCTGCCTCCTTTTCCTTTCAAAAAGGTATCAGGAGTAAGTATTCGATCAGCAGTTGCAAGAGCTCCTGGATTTTCTCTATCAGTTTGTGCTTTCTTATATGCTTGCGGATCTAAATTTTCATGATGTGGCCACGGTTCATGTTGAGGTGCTCTAGGCACAATACTATCATATACCACTGGTTTTGTTGAACCTGGAAATACAAATGGTAAAAGAATAGTTTCTAACTCTATTGCATCTGTTGCCTTTTCAGCACTGCTAGCTCTAGGACCGTTCATATGTATAAATTTAGCTGTTTCTCTATGCTCTTTTCCAGAAAGTATATTAGTAGATCCGCCAGCAGTTAATTTTGTATCCTGTCCGGTGTTTACATTTAAAAATTTTCCTGTAGAAATATATTGATTGCCAACAACACCGTTATGAGAATTATTATTAACAGTAACTTTGCTGTCTCTTCCAACAACTAGATTATAATCATGTTGTGCTTCAAACTGTATTCTCCCGCTGTCTAATCCTTTAGCGTCAATTGGCGTTCCTTTGCTATATCGAGCAGAGGCTTTTATGTTAACATTTCTTCCAGCTTCCATGTTTATATCTCGTTCAGCTGTAATGTTAAAATCTGCGTCTGTCATGATACTTACACTATCTTGTGCATGAATATCAATTTTTCCATCACTAGACATTTCTATCCAAGTAGTGCCTCTTGCATTACCAATATAAATTAAATCTTCTGAATTGTGCATTAACAGTTGATGGCCAGTTCGTGTTCTTAACCTTAAAAGTTCATTTTGTGGAATTGACTGTTTTCCGCCTGATTCTCTATCAATCTTATTAACATATAATGGAGGACCATCTTCAGGATGTGTTTTTCTAATAAAACTTCCATCGCCGTCATCCATAACTAAACTTGAACCGCCTAGTCTATTATAGGGAATATCAACTTTATCTTCAGCAGGTCCTACTGAAACTTTAGGAGATCCATCTCTTTTATCAAGTGGCCCTGGTGTATTAAACCCGAAAACCATACTAGGAGTTTCTCTTCTAGCACTCGAAGTAGTTGTGCCTCTTACCTCATCAAATAATAGTCCTTGTGTTTCTAATACTTCAGTAAAATCTTTATTGTAAGGTTTAGAAAATAGTGTAGGATCTATTTTACTTCCATCTTCAAAAGCTTTATTATATTCTCCTACTGGTAATTTTGATCCTTTTATGCCATCCGGTGTTAAAGCTGTAGTAATTTCAGTACTTGCTCTACCGTCCGGAACCATAAAGTTCATATAATCGTCTGGAACACAACCTATCCAATAACCTAAGTTTAAGTTGCCTTCAACAAATATAACTAATACTCTAGTTCCTATATCAGGCGGAACCATCCACATACCATAACTTTTTTGGGTATGTTGATAGCCATCGTTTGCTGTTAATCCTGCTCCTGGTGTTACACCGTAAAACGGACTAAGATATCTAACTTGTACTAATTGTCCAGCAGATTCAGGAGTATTACCAGAACCTGTATATTTTACAAGCTCAACTTCTAATCCTCCCATAAATCTTCGATCTAAATGATTAACAACTATAGCTTCGTATGGACCTACGTCATATACTTTATTAGCTGTTACTTTAGAACGTTTATAATTTCCCGAAGTACTACTCATTTTTTTCCTTTAGTCAATAATAATTAGTCACACGGGTCTTTTTCATCACCTACTACTGGTGATACGCTAGACGTGTTACTTGTTGACTCTGACCCTTCAACTGTAGTTGTTGTATTTCCTTTTAACGTATGTTCGCCTTTGCCGCCTCCAATGCCGCCTGCTAAACCTACTCTTATTTTTTTACCTGTTTCAAAATCATATCTATCATCATATAATGCTGGAGGGAAATATTTGTAAACTCCAGCAACATTAGATAATGGAACAAAATCTTGACTTACTACTGTAGGTGCTGTTGTGCCTTGTGATCTTGCAAAAAGTTCATTACTTAAAGGTTTCTTTTTAGCCGCAACTATCAAATCTTCTTCTGTAAATGGAGTGCCTGAAATTGCGGAAAGTGCTCCGTCTCTTTTAGATTTTGCTTCATCTACATATTGTTGATTAATATTAAAATCTGTAGGACTTAAATTAGTAGGCGGTCTTACTTTATTTGCTGTTGTTAAATATGATCTGTATTGTTCTACTGCTGATGGCGGTATAACGTCATCTGTAGTTTCTACAGCAAAAACTTGATCTTTATATACCATTCCTGAAGGAATAATTGTTTGGTACTTGTTAGTTCCCGGAGTCACAAATCTATCAGGATTAGTATTTGTATCAGTACCAACTGAAGGTGATTCCTGTACATCATAATCGTCTAAAGTATCTGGATCATCTATATGATAAGAAAAAGGTCCCATTATATGCTAACTCCTTTTTTAGCTTCTGTTAAAATATCTACTGTAGTAGCTACAGCGGCAGTAATATCTGAATTTTGTACTGAAGATTGAAGTGCGGACGCTAATTGTTCTGTCTTGTCTTCAATATTAGGAGGTATAAATTGTTCAAAAGATTGTTCTAGTTGGGCTGCTAAATCTGCGCCAGCGATTGCAACTTTACCTTCAGCAGAAGTTAAGTCAACACTTACTTGGCCAAATGCTGGTACTGCTGATACTAGTGCATTTGTAACTGCGGCTGCTTGATCTAATCCAAAAGATCCTGAGCCAAGGGCGCCTGTCAACCCACTAAGTGCATTAGATGCACTTGCGCCAGCTGATGCTATAGAATTAAATGCAGTAGATGCACTTTCGAATGAACTTTGTGCTGAGTTTACTAGTCCTGAAGCTTGATTAGCAATTGAAGATAGTTTACCTACATTCATACCTGCGTTTGATGCTTGAGCTAATAAGTTACTTGCTTGATTTATAACGCTATTGACGCTAGAAAAGGCATTGCCTATATCTTGCAAGGTGTCATTAACCATACTAGCATTTGGAACATTTGCTGTTGAATAGCCCAGCGGAAGATCTCCTACTTTTAATCCTCCTGTTACGTTTTCTGTTGCCAATGTTCTATCTTGTCCTGGAATACGCACTAATCTAAGATCTTGTGTAAATTGGCCTTTATTGAATAAGTTTGAAACCGTAACAACACCATATAACCCGCTAAACTGAGGCACTAGTGCAGGCATCTCAACAAGAGAACCACCGTCTTCGTAGTCAAATGGTGATCTAAAATTAACTACAACAAAAACTTCTCCTTCAGTATAAGTCATTGTACCTACTTCAGTAGTACTAGGTGATGACCCCGATCTTGCAGGGTGGAAATTTCCTATCTCTTGCGGTAAGAAAAAAGGATCTCCCCAAATTGACAGCTCAGCTGTAACTAAGTCTGTTGGAGTGTTAAGTAAAATATCGTGAAAATTTTCTGCAACTTGTCTACGAATATCTTTATCTCTAGTGCCCATAGATACACTAGGATTTCCTACTTCTTTAGTACCTGCTGTAGCTTCAACATTTTCCTTAGCAGGTTGGTTTGGGTTATCTACTGCTTTTCCGCCTTGTTCTTGTGAAGATGTTACAAGCTGATTTCCTGTTGCTGTAGCTTTGCCGCCTGCATTGTTACCATAATTTGCCGACACTGTTCTCATAAAAGCAGTATTTAGATTTATATCAAAATTTAAAACATCTTCATTTTTACCTGTATACAGATAATTGTATTCTTTAGCAGCAGAGCTCATCAATCCCTTAATATTTTTTGGCGTCTGACTGTTTGTTGTAGCCTTTGCTCCGCTAGTTTTGTATGGCATAATAGAATATACAACTACTACTGGAGGACGTCCCATGTCATTTTCAGTGTCTTTATTTTCTTCTAAATATACCTGCGAATCAATCATAAACCATGTACGCAATCCATTTTCATCTTCTTCTTTACTTGCATTTTCTTTACAATATTCAGTGGTCAACAATACTTTTTCTATACAAGTAGTGATAGCTTCGCCTTTATTAAATTCATAACTTCTTGAAAATTCTCCTGGAGTTAGAGCCGCTGCATTTTTATCAACTAATCCAGGTGTTACTTCTTCACCTCCACAAGGGTCATCCTTAGCTTCTTGTCTTTGTGCATCAGCACCAGCATCTAATTCATCTGCTTGATAAGAACCATTCATTGACGGAGCATCTTGATTGCCGCCTTGTGATGAATCCTCAAGCAGTGCCGATAATCCAATTTCATTCATGCTAGATACATCTTCTGCAAAAGCCTGTAATGTTTCAAACAAAGAAGTAACAGGTTTTATTTGAATTAGTTTTGATGTAAGATTCTGAAGATTAAAATTTTCAGTTTGTGCTATTTCGTCAGCTGTCTCTTGTGTACCTCTTTGTTCTACAAATGTTTGTGCTGCATCTGGTTCTTCTGTTTGTTGCAGACCAGACTGTAAAAAGTTTTTTATAGAATCTTTGGATTTAGGAAAACATATAATAAACCTATCATATCCTGGAATAATCTCAGCATCTTCCATTTTTTCAATACGCTTGTTTAGTCCAGCTGCTAGTGATTTATCGCCATTTTGTAAAACGGTATGTGCTAGTGTTCCTGCTGAGTGTACTTGAGTATACAGTTTGTTCATATGATCAGCTAATCCTAACTCATTATATGCTACTCCGCTACATTCGTATCGTGTTCCTTGTCCAGATACCGTCATGTCTACATTAGTAATCATCATTGGCAAAAATATAGGTGCTATATCGCCTGACATAGAACCGCCGAAACTTTCAGCAAACCCAGAAAATTCAATTTTTAAGCAAAATGGTGCTGTAAAATAGTTGTCGTATCCTTTACCGTTATTTGCTTCCTTTGCACCAACAACTAACGATTGTATAAAGTTTCCCATAGAATAAGGTTCAGTAACAACAAAACTAAAAGTTGTTCCTAGTGTTGCTCCTGTTTTGGGATTAGGTGCTACTACACCATCATAAGTTAATTCGTCAATAAAATATTCTGCGTGTGGAGATAAACTATTACTTGATATTTCAGCTTCTGTTTGTACACGTTTTCCTAAATTGCCTCCTGTAGATTTTATAATATAATTTGAAAATCCTACACTTCTATATGTTTCCGGATTGTTGTATTCTTGGTTACTTAAAATACCTAATGTAATTTTATAATTATATGATGCAAATTCTCTAAGAGGGTTTGGTATGTTACTAGAACTAGCCCCTATCTTAGTTAAAGGATCTCTTATATCTATTCCAAGATTTTTTATAAACGAATCAAATGCATTTAGCTCTGATAAATTAGATACTAGTGTGCGTAATTCTTCAAATCTTCCACCTGAAGCATCAAATATTTCTCCAGCAGTCCTTTCTAATACTCTAATAGGATTGTCGAAAATTCCTAATTGAGGTCCTATGTTTCCTGATAGTACATTACTTAATGCATCCGAAGCATTAGCTAATCCTGATAACCCAGCCGCAGATGAAATATCAGACACTAAACCTAATGCACTACTAAGACCGGTGCCGCCAAGTGCTTTATTAGCTAAACTTCCGCCAAAGCCACTTATAGAATTAATTGCAGAGTTTGTACTAGCTTGCGTAAGTGCAGAGCTAAATGCTGAACTAGCTTGTGATCCACTAGACGCAGAATTAAATGCACTAGTAACAGTCTTCACTGCACTTACTGCACTAGCGGCATTTGATATTTTTTTAAAAAATGAAGCCATTAAGTTATACCTAAAGTTTCACGCAGATAAGTCCCTTGTGGCAAATAAATTTTTGTTCCTGCTACAAAATCAAAAACAGGATCTTTCAAAACATCTAAGTTTCTCTGTGCAAATACCCACCATAGTTCTTTACGGCCGTATAAATCATGTGCAAGTAAATCAGGACGAAATGTATAAGCAGGAAGTATTTCGTATAAAATATCATCTCCGGCTACAGGAATAGATCTTGGTTTGAGTATGTCAAGATATCCTGCACTGTTAATTGGAGTCTTACCATATGGACTAAGTTGCTTTGACATTATACAAATCCCTCTAGACCGTTAACAAAATCACCTTTAGTAAATTGTTGTAAATTAAATCTTGCTGTAGACCTTCTTGAGTATGTTGGCATTACTGTAACTGTAAACTGACTCTGCGTAGGTACCATATTTTTATGTCCATCTACAAAGCATTCCATATAATCAACATCTGCTGGCAAGTCAGTAGTAAAATTTTGTACTACTATAGGAATATTATTTAATACATGTGGACCGTATCCTGATAATCTACATATAGGTGGAGGATTACCTTGAGGATTACTATCTCCATAATACATTTTTGTTACTGCTCTTAAAAAATGTAAAACTGCTACCCAGTATTTTGCATCGTCTTGATTTTCAACAAAAAATTCACCAGTAATTGTAATATTATCTACTTGGCTATTTTCATAAGCATTGTAAGGATAATTAGAATGTGTAGGAGCAATCTGAGAATAATTTGCACTATGTCCTAATAGTATTGTTGGGTTAAAGGGGAATATCATTCTTCCAACTGAATCTCCACCAAAAAATAAAGGAGCTAAGATAGAGCCCGTTTGTAAATCATTAGGTACACTAATACCTACTCTCCAGTCATCTGTAGATGTATTTGAAATGTTATTAGAAAGTATAGCCCTAACTATGCCGCCGGCAACTGCTCCTGCTCCAGGGCCAACTCCTTGAGTAGCATTACCAAACATCCTTAGTGCTGAACCTAAATTACTAGCATCTCCAGTATTTAAAAAAGTGGATGCGGCGCTTACTACTCCTGCACCTGCACTTACTCTATCTGCGATATTAGCTACTTTACTAAGTTTGCTATTACCTAAGCCGCCTGTAAAGGCACCAATGGTTCTAACTGTAGTTGAAACATCATTAGCTGCCGACCTAACACTATTAGTGAGCTGATTGAATCCTTTAAGTAAACTCATTATTTTTAAATCTCCACTAGTATTTAGTTGACAAAGTTAACAGAGTAGTTTATAATAGTATATATACTATAAGCCTGGAGCCCACATGAGAAAAAAGAATTACCTAAACAACAAAGATATTTTAGCAGAAATACATAAATCTAAAAATACATTTAATAGCTATACAGATCCACAGCATGCTAACTATGATATTATATTACCTGATGTAGATAAGATTAATATTCGTACTATTGCAGAAGCTAAACGCAATAAAGCAAAAAAACTGAGTACGCTAGCTTATGAAACTAGAAAAATGGCAGGTGAAAAAGTAAAACAAGCTGAATGCGAAGTAAAGTATACAACTATTACCAAAGAAGAGCTTATTTTCCGAGTTATGACGTTTGACCACATACCTGACGAACCTGGACGCAAAAAAACTCCAAAAACAATAGCTGATACAAAGGAAAAGTTAAATTTTCCACCTTTTGTACATTACAAATTTGATGATGAAGGCAATTTACAAGTAGTCGGAAGAAGTCATTGGATTGGAGGCATGGAAAACGGACACTATTCTAAGTCACATGGCAAGGCTACAGATAATTTAGCTATGATGTGGATTAAATTATGTGAAAGATATGCCACAAGAGGCAATGTTCGTGGCTATACTTACAATGACGAAATGCGAGGTCAAGCTATTTTACAATTAACACAAATTGGATTGCAGTTTGACGAGTCAAAAAGTCAAAATCCATTTGCATATTATACTGCGGCTGTAACAAATTCATTCGTGCGTGTTATTAATATAGAAAAACGTAATCAAAACATAAGAGATGATATCTTAGAAATGAATGACCTTAATCCTAGCTATACTAGACAGCATGCAGGCGAATGGGAAGCTAGTGTTAAACGCAATGAAGATGCTTCAACTAGTGTATTCAACGATAAATCAACTTCAAAATAGAGGTTGACAGGCGTATAAAAATACTATATAATGTTACTATAGAATTGGAGTATACTGAATTTGTTTAAAAAAGCAGCAGTCTTTACTGACATTCACTTTGGCTTAAAAGGGAATAGTCGTGTACACAACGACGATTGTGAAGATTTTATTGATTGGTACATCCAAACTGCTAAAGATAATGGTTGTGAGACCGGAATCTTTTGTGGAGATTGGCATCATAATAGAAATTCATTAAATTTAACAACAATGGACGCAACTATTCGTTCAATGGAGAAATTAGGTTCAGCATTTGAACAATTTTTCTTCTTTGACGGCAATCACGACTTATATTACAAAGATAAACGTGATGTTAATAGTACAGCATTTGCAAAGCACATTCCAGGTATTACATTTTTAGATGAAATAACTGTAGTAGACGATGTTGCTATTGTCCCTTGGTTAGTAGGTGATGAATATAAGAAAATTGGTGATATTAAAGCAAAATATCTATTTGGACATTTTGAATTGCCTAGTTTTTATATGAATGCACTTGTAAGAATGCCAGATCATGGTGATCTTAAAGTAGAACATTTTAAACATCAGGACTATGTGTTCAGTGGACATTTCCATAAGCGTCAGCATCAAGGAAAAATTAATTATATTGGAAATGCTTTTCCGCACAATTATGCAGATGCAGGTGATGATGCAAGAGGTATGATGATACTAGATAGAGAGAATAATCAAGAGCCTGAATATATTAATTGGCCTGATTGTCCAAAGTATCGTACCTATGGCCTAAGACAGCTATTAGAAAACACTGAAGAATTAATAAAACCTAAAATGTATCTGCGTGTAACTATTGATGTTCCAATATCATACGAAGAAGCAAGCTTTATTAAAGAAACATTTGTAAAAGATTACAATTGTAGAGAGTTAACACTAATTCCACAAAAGCAAATTGAAGAAATGTCAACAGATTTAGATATTTCAGCATTTGTTAGTGTAGATCAAATAGTAGCCGGTGAAATTGCAGAACTAGATACTGTAGATTTTGACAAAGTAACCCTTATGGACATTTATAACGGACTCGAATGATAAAAATTAAAGACCTAACAGTTAAAAACTTCATGAGTGTGGGTAATCAAACCCAGGCCGTAGACTTTGATCAGCAACAACTTACGCTTGTACTAGGTGAAAACTTAGATCAGGGTGGAGACGATAGTGGATCACGTAATGGTACAGGTAAAACTACTATTATTAATGCATTAAGCTATGCATTATACGGTTTAGCACTAACTAACATCAAACGTAACAACCTTATTAACAAAACTAACGGCAAAGGCATGGTAGTTACCCTGCAATTTGAAAAGAATGCTACAGCCTACCGTGTTGAGCGTGGTAGAGGTCCTAATTTCCTTAAATTCTATGTTAACGATCAAGAACAAGAACTAATTGACGAGTCGCAAGGCGATTCACGTAAAACACAAGAAACAATTAATGAATTACTAGGTATGAGTCATGATATGTTCAAACATATTGTAGCACTAAACACATATACCGAACCATTTTTAAGTATGCGTACTAATGATCAACGTGCTATCATTGAACAACTACTTGGTATTACTATATTAACTGAAAAATCTACCTCTCTTAAAGATAAAATTAAAGAAACTAAGGATTCTATTGTACAAGAGACACTAAAGATAGAAGCAATTGAAACGTCTAATGATAAAATTAAAGCAAGCATTGAACAACTAGCACAAAGACAACGTGCTTGGACTGCAAAGCATAGAAAAGACTGTGAAAATCTTAGCAATGCAATAGATGAGCTAGAACATTTAGATATTGAAACAGAACTAGAACTACACGAAAAATTAGCTAACTGGACTGAGCATAACAACACTATTTTGGCTCTTAAAAAAGAATTAAGCACACTTGAGCCAGCACTATTACGTGCTGACAAGTCTGTAGATAAGGCTACTAAAGATATCGCAGGATTAGATAATGCGATATGTTATGCATGCGATCAACCACTAGGTGAAGAGAAAAAACAAGAGATATTAGCTACAAAAACTAAAGAATTAGAAGATGCTACAGCATATCAACTAGAAATTAGTACTAAATGCACCGACGTTGTTACTGCACTAGACGAAATAGGTGACATTAATGGAAAACCTACTACATTTTATGATACTGCTAAAGAAGCATATGAACATAGAAGCAATGTAGAGAACTTAAAGAGTAGTTTAGCTAGGACTGAATCTGAAGATGACCCATATGAGATACAAATTAATGATTTAAATGAAACAGCTATACAAGAAGTTAATTGGAATGCTGTTAACGACCTAGTTAGCTACAAAGATCACCAAGAGTTCTTAATGAAGTTACTAACGAATAAAGATAGTTTTATTCGTAAGAAGATTATCGATCAAAACTTAGCATATCTAAACAATAGACTTACATATTATTTAGATAAGATTGGATTGCCACACCAAGTCGTATTCCAAAACGACTTAACTGTTGAAATTACACAGCTAGGACAAGATTTAGACTTTGATAACTTGAGTAGAGGTGAGCGTAACAGGCTTATACTTGGGTTGAGCTTTGCATTTAGAGATGTTTGGGAAAGTTTATATCAAAATATTAATTTATTGTTCATTGACGAGCTTATTGATAGCGGTATGGACACAGCTGGTGTAGAAAATTCACTAGCAGTACTAAAAAAGATGGGTAGAGAGCGTGAAAAGAACATTTATCTTATCTCACACAAAGACGAACTAATAGGAAGAGTAAATCATGTGCTTAGAGTTGTAAAAGAAAACGGATATACAAGCTATGCAAATGATTTAGACGTAATAGAATGACCGAACATATTGATGACGTACATGACAAGCTAGTAAAAGCGTATTTGGAATACTTTTCTGAAAATGAAAAGTTTGAATCACGTAACTCTGTTCGTACTCATCGTTCTGTAAGAAAGGCACTACGTGATATTAGGGCATTTGCTAAAATGAGAGCAGATGAAATACATCATAAACATCAAACTACCCGTGTAACTCACAAAGGCGAGGAAAAAAATTAGGCATCGGTAAGTACTTTGATGCAGTGGACATACAAAGGTAAAAAAATTGACCAAATACCAGAAGAGTATGAAGGATTTGTTTATCTTATTACTAATACCACTAATAATCAAAAGTATGTAGGCAAAAAACTAGCAAAATTCAAAACAACAAAGCCACCACTTAAAGGCAAAAAAAATAAAAGACGTGGATACAAAGAAAGCGACTGGAAAGACTACTGGGGTAGCTCAGATAGACTTAACGCAGACGTAAATGAATTAGGCGCAGAGAAATTTACAAGAGAAATACTTTATCTTTGTAAAGGCAGGGGCGAAATGTCCTACATAGAGGCAAGAGAACAATTTGATAGACGTGTACTTGAAACAGATGAATACTATAATGGTATTATTAATGTAAGAGTAGGCGGATCAGACAAGCTCAAGCAGGCACTTCTAGAACATCACCTTCAGGCAAAACAATCTAACACATAAGGTTAGCGGGCCAGTTTAATATACCGCTGTGGAAAACCCTATGGAGACATAGGACACGTACATGCTGAGTTGCGTTTGGTAATAAAACGTGGAGTTGGCATAGATTGACTGTTAGCAATCGGAAAACACAACACAGTTCATAAAAACTCTTTAGCAATAGGAACGAAGCGAGAGGTAGTTTACGGTGTAGCGTATATTTTAAGAATATACGGTCTAGCGTAAGCGATGTCGACGTAGGTTGGGAAAGGTCAGAGCCCATTGAACTAAGTGTATAAACAATTACCTACTTCCGATCTCGGCTACGAGAACTCACATGAAGTTTTTCGAGATGATGGAACCGCTGTGTAGGTTCCGTCTGACTAAAAGAATCTACATGAAGTTAACACAATATTACTTCGTAATATTGCTTTTTATCTAATTAAAATAAATTGTTTGAGCGTTAGCGAAAACATTTATCAACGTAGTTGATAAACAAAAGTAAAGCTTAAATAGTAATATGAAAATGAATTATTCACATAAACAACTTACTGAAATATCTGATAAATCTTTGTGGATTATTATGGATCCTGTGAAAGATCAAGAATCAGCGGATAAGGAATGCAGTAAAGAATATCTTGGACTATCTCTTAATCAGTGGAATAATGAGTGTATGAAAAAAATATTTGAATATGCTAGCCATATGAAAAATAAGATAGTTATAACTAACGACATAAAAGATAGTCCTGATTTTATGAGAAATTATCTCTGGCTAAAGCATTCGAATCAAAACGGACTTACTATATTAGAACACTTTATCAAAGAAAAAAAATTAGATAACATAATATATTGTGGGTTTCATGAACAGTATTGTATTGTAGCGAGACCATTAGGGTATAACAATATGATTTCTAAATACAACTGTTATATCGAAGAGA